CGGCATAAGACGGCAAGAATCAGCGGGCGATTAACGGGACTTTGATCGTCTTCTATAGGGCTTAAAGTGGCATAATCGGGCGAACTTAGGGCATTGCGGGGCGTTGTGACGTGAATGTGGGGGGACTATGGATACGCCTCATTCCTCCCCTCAATCCTCAATTAAGGGCGAACAATCCTCCGACAATCCTCAATCCCTAATCCAATCCTCAACCCTCAAACCGCTTCACAAGTGATTCAACCCTTGCCCCTTTGGCTCTCAAATCGTTATCAAATCGTTATAAACTCACGCTCAAATTGACCCGCGAAACTAGCGAAATGGATTTGACACGCGACGCTAAGCGTCTGATTTACTTCTCCTAGTGAGAAACTCTCACGCTCTTGGAAGGGGCAAAAAATGAACGTAACAACTTTCTCGGAAGGTAATGGCAAGTCCATTGTCACCAACTATGACGAGGGCAATTTCAGACTCCAAGTCAAAACAGTTTGGTGTGGATACGCCTCCTCTCGTCAGTATCGTTCTTCACTTTATGAATTCAGAACTGAAACCAACGCCGAGGGATACACATATGAGTACCCTCTCAACTACGGCAAGGGCATTGAATTAGTAACTCCAGCACCACGCAGAAATCAAAACAAAATGGAGGCACACCACGCCCAAGCCGTAGAACTAGCCCAGCAAATGATTAAGGAAGTGGCTTAAATGGCTAAGACGGCAACAGGAAGCAAAAAGGGCTTAGAAGCCTTCAATGTTCTTCAACAATGGAGAAGCGAGGGAGTGCCTAGCCTCATCACAGGGCGCGAGGCTTGGAACTTAACGGGTGGAATAGTGGGCAATTCTAACGACTACTCACACCCTCACCGCCTTGTTGATGTCGCAGTTAATTACACAATCAGAGGCGGAAGCCTTAAGGATTACCTAGCAATCAAGGAGGAAAACTAATGCTCAACAAGAAAGAAAAACTTGCGCTAGTGGCAGGGGGGCTAATTGCCTCCCTCGCCCTAGTAACCGCCCTGTTCCTTGCCGTCGTCGGCTTGGGTAAAGTCGGCTCTTGGATACCTTGCCAAATCAACTACAGCGAAACCCAAACTGTGAACTATTGCGAGGTTACCAAATGAAACTCACACGTCGCGGGCGTTACGCCCTAGCCCTGCTAATCGTGGCGGGGCTTGTCGGCTTGTTTTGGCTTGTTGATCATGTGAACTATATGGGAGCGGGGAAATGGTGCTTTCATAGCCTCATTGTGTGCGACTTTGGGGGCAAATAATGAGGCTGACCAAGAAAGAGAGTGAAATCCTAGAAATGGGAATAGCCTACGCTGTAGACAATTTCAACTACGACGGCGAGTATTCTAGTGCCGACATATTTCAAGAGATAATTCAAAAACTACAAAAGAGCAAATAAAGATTAGACTCTTTCTATCCTGCTTATGATTGCGAAGCGATTGTGAGCGGGGTAGTGAGTGGCTAACAATGGCAACTCAAACACCCTTGGAAGGGGCTAGATAAATGAAAACAACAGAAAAGGAAAAACTCACATTCGCCTGTACCTGTAACGGGTGCAGAAACTACCCAACTTACCCCGCTGAAATTTGGCACGAAAGCCAAATTGTAGGCAAGGCACAAGGTTATTATTTCACCAAAGACACAATGAGATTTTTCAACTCACGGATTGCAGATTTTAAGCCCGTAAGCATTAGCCCACGCGCTGAGAGTCTTATGGTTATAGTTTCAAGCAAGCGAGACGACGACGCACGCACCTATGAAATTGTGACTCTCTGCCCTTATGGAGAATTAGGGCGTGAATGGCTTAAAGATAGCGACGGACAACCTATCGCCCATTATTCAAGCCTTAAAGAGGCGCGAAAGTCTGCCCGTTGGAATTGCACAACAGAGGCGCAAATTTGCGATTGTCACGGGTGTCAATTAGACAAGGCGGGGCGCGCATAATGAACGACAAAGGACAATTTAGAACTTGCCCTAAGTGCGGGCGTATCAACATCCAACCAAGTAAATGTGTATGCGAACAGGAGGCTAACGCATAATGAACCTTTACACGTGTGCGCGATGTGGGTGGATTGGTACACCCGACTTTTTTTGGTACTACGCGGGGGCTAATTATTGCTCTCTACATTTAGAGAACAAGGACGTGGCATAAATGGAAGAGTGTGTTTATTGCGAAGGCGTAGCCGACTTTGTCATGATAGACGGGGGCTGGTACGTATGCGCAGGGTGTATCAAAGAAGGTCAAACCGACACCGAAGGAATAAACTATGAACCAAAACACTTTAGCAACCTGTAAAGATTGCCTAGATGACTACGACACCGCCGAAATGGTATGGCTCAAAGGGTGGACGTGCGTAACGTGTTACCGCCTTATCACAACCCGATTGTGCGGGGATTGTCTTCAACCCGTAAAAAGTGGGTGTAATTGTGCCTCAAAATAACCGCCTAGAATATTGGAAAGAGAAGGCACGACAAGCAGAGGCGGATTTCTACGCCGTAACGGATGACCATAACAAGGCAGATGAACAAGTGATACATCTCGCCGAGATGATACGGGCAAACAGGGAGATTGACCGAATTACTCACGGCGTGGACTTCCCGTCGTGGCTTTGAGGGGCGACTCCTGCTATCAACACGACACAAGCGCGGGTGAGTGGATTACCACTTGCCCGTGTTGTCGTGATGTTATCTATACGCCGACACTTAAAGAGGCGCTGAGGCAATTTCTCAAACACACCCGCACGCAGTGCCTTAACGGGTACTAACTACGCCCGCGCAAACGCTATTAGCAGCGTGTCGGCTATTGACTTTTAACCAAATCTAATAAATACTCCTACTACCGCCCGCGTAATCGCACGGGCAACTCTGAAAGGTATACCATGACTCAAACAGTTACCGAGCGACTAGGGCAAGGCGCCGTAGACGCTCTACACCAAGCAATTCAAATAGCATGGCAGGCGGGCTATGATCAAGCCGTCTCAGACATGAATACAGATAAAGATCTAGGTGGCGGACGTACGTTACGTCTTGCCGTTGTCTCAAATATTGAGATGGATGATAGAGAATGAGTACTATACATTTAGCCCTAGTTGTCTTATCCATGTGTGTCGTCGGTGGGCTAATGGCCCTTTCGCTTGTTTATATGCTAGAAAAGAAAGAAGATAATGAGTATTAAGCCAGGAGATAAGCCCTTATGCGCCGAGTATGATCCTGAATTGTGGTTCCCTGATGCCACTTCCCTGCGCACACACAGTGATAATGATAGACAAGAATTTGTAGACAAAGCGATATTTGCCATCCGTACATGTCAGCGTTGCCCACTATTTGCCAACGATAAGTGTATAGAATACGCTATGGATGACGCTGCAACCATAGATCATGGCATTTATGCCGCATCTCTACCCTTTGAAAGGCGCAAGGCAGTTGGACTAAGACCAGAAGATTCTAACAAGTGGGAATTTATTGTAAGGCAAGCCGCGGACGATGAGGGAATTATTCCCACCTATATCGCCAAGAGAGAAAGGCCAAACCAATTACACGTCACATATTTCTCAAGGACAAAAAATACATTCACAGACGACGAACAGTCGGGGCTGGCTTCCTAATACTAGTCGGTGTACTTGCGGGCTTCTTCTGCCCTTGTGAGGCTGTTCATGACCATCTGGAGACGCCTAAGCACTACGCCAGAGCCTTGTATAACCAGCAAGGCGCCACGCGTGAGCAGTGGGTATGTCTGGATAAACTCTGGACGGCTGAAAGCCACTGGAATTACAAGGCACGCAATACAAACGGCGGTGCGCTGGGCATAGCACAGGCTTGGCCAGCAGAGAAGTATCAAGTAATGGGTACTGATTACAAGACTAATTGGCAGACACAGATCCGATGGGGCTTGCTTTATATCAAACTTCACTGGCATAATGATGCTTGCGCGGCATTGCGCAACGAAAACAGGAAGGGATACTACTGATGGAATTACAAAAGCCAAAGGTGTTGATACATATCTTGGCAAAGGATAAAGAAAAGATCCTGCCTGAATGGCTTAAACAGAACCTAGACAACATAGACTACCCACGCGACAGGATCTATCTATATTTCAGAACCAATAACAATAACGATGCAACTGCGAATGTTATCCACAGTTGGATAGATGATCAGCAAGTGCGTCGTGAAAGCCCATTTACCTATGAAAGCGACAGATCATTGTATGAGTGGGCTTCAATTGAAGTAGATGACTCCGACATAGCCACGCCTGTACAAAACTTTGGCGTACATGAATGGAATCCAACTCGGTTTAAAGCGCTGGGAGCGCTTCGCCAGGAAGGCATAGATAAGGCACGCTTCTGGGAGACAGACTTCTACTACACCTGCGACGTGGACAACTTTGTATTACCCCACACGCTTAAGAAACTAGTATCATATAATCAACCAGTGGTGGCACCCCTTATCCGCTACGCTTTAGGGAAAGAGGAACATAAGCCTTATGCCAACTACCACAACATTGCAAACCCATTTGGTTACTACCAAGATAACTTCGCGTATTATCGTATCCTTAACGGCGAAGTCAGAGGGCTTATCAAGTGTGACGTCGTTCACTGTACATATCTCATCCGTAAAGACACACTCCCAAAGATCAAGTATGTTGATGGAACAGATGACTACGAATATGTTATCTTCAGTAGAAGACTACGCGAACTTGGCATTACCCAATGGCTAGATAACACAGAACTGTATGGCTATCTCACGTTAGATGAAGACGTGGATGCTTGTATAGAATGGATGAACAAACTAAGGTCTGCCGCTCGCTAACCCTTCCAGGCTTGAAGCGGCAAACAGAAAGCCCGTCTCGGAGATTTATCCGCGGCGGGCTTTTTGTATTGCCAACTTCCCCTTTGGCAAACTTATCTCTTAGGATGATCGGTGCTATAAAAGCCCGATGCATTAAACCTAACAGGCGGTGCTAAGTATACTCTGTTCATAGGCGTATTACAACATATCGGATCCGATGCCTCGGCATGGATACTACGTTCTACCTCATATTGCGTGGCGCACTTGGCACATCTGTATTCATAACTAGGCATTATTTAATAAACTCTGGCTCGTAAGTTGGCATTTGTGTTTTACACAACGGGCAAATTCTTACAGGTATTTTCGACTCATACCATTCGCTTGTGGCATAACCGCAAGGCTTGCATTGCCAATATGCTCTAAATTTATCTATCATTCTTAACCATTCTGTATTTATATATAGGCATTACTTAGTCCAAATCTCAAAGCCAATGTACCAACGCACGGCATTCATCATAAAGGCACGATCATGCGGGTCATAGTCAATACCAAAACCCCAGTAACTTGTTACGCCATGAAAGAATACTATCTTCATTTATCCCACCTAATTACTATCTCATAGCCTAGTTCATAGGCAAACTCTTGTGCTTCTAGGAAAGTAACCTTTTCAAACATGGCCCATGCCAAATCTTCAAGGGTTAATTCTTTTGGTCTTACCCAAGGTTTGGCTTTCATATCTCACCCAATGGTTCATCAAACATAGTTTTACCAAGTTTTAATAACTTTTCCCATTCTGTTTCTTCTCTTACGTCGTAAAAGGCTTTCCAACAAGCGTGTATTTGTCCTTCATTTATATGCCTGGTCAGTAGTTTTCTTAAACCTTTTTCATTTATTCCAGTAATTTTTACACCACAATTACAGGTAACAGTAAACATCAATTCACTCATTATTTAATACTCCCAACTTACATTCATCCACACAGTTCCATATTAGTTCATAATATGAATGACCCAATGACTTACGTATCTCAGTATAGCAGTCTGGATGGTGAATTGGCTTCTCATACGTCATCTTCTGGCACCTCTGCTGTAAATGGTGACTGCCCACCTAGATGGTTGTTAAGCCTACGCAAAGCACCATCCACCTTGCGGTGTGCGGTGGTGTCGCTGACCTGCAACTCCTCTGCTATTTGGCTAAAGGTAAGTTGATGCTCAAACTTTAACTGCAAAACATCCCGATCCATCTCATCCAACTTGGCTAACGCCTTGCGAATGTCTAGCAATTGCACAACATAGTTGCCACCTTCAGCGGGATTGCCACCACCAGATACACGTGGCTTGGTAGCGTCGCGTGTTTCAACGACGTCCGACCACACGAACGGAAGTAATTCCGAGAGTGTGATGGGTGAGTAGTAAGCCTCATCTTCAATGGCATAGCCCAGAGATTGCGCCTTGCGCTTGCGACAGTAACGATCCGCGTGCCTAGATAAAGTCTTACCCAATTGCTTAACGCCACCCTTGTATTCCTCGGATGATTGTTCATGGTTAAGCCACTGCTGAACCTTTTTATCGCGGCGCAATACCCAGACCATTAACTCTTGACGCACATCAGACACGTCAAAATAAGTGTGATACTTTCTATGAACAGTGCGGGCTACCTGTGTCGCAATGTCGGCTGCTTCTTCTACCCAGTTATCCATAGATCGTCTCAGGTGGCTTAAGGTATTGTTGTTGTACTGCAAAGACTGGCGCACGCATACTTGTGTTATAGAACTGTTGTGTCTGTGCCTCATAGCCATACATCCAGCCATGAATACAGGCGGTATAGTGGGTAGGCAAGGTTACTAAAAGGTACTTACGAGATGGATCATCATCATGATTAATAAGTAATTTACCAGTGGAATAGGCAGTTGTGCGTACTTCAAATTCTCCAACATCGCCCATCTTACGTTCTTCAAACAAAGCAAATGG